GAACGGACAGGGCGTTAGTATGGCCCCGACCCGGCAAGAGCCGCACGGCGCTCTACAGGCTCATCAAACGGGCATTTGCTGGCGTCGGCATGGTCGGCACGAGTAAGCTGATCCGGCAGGGCGTCGCTACCGACGTGTTCTTGGCGGGCAAAGACCCAGGCCAGGCGTTAGGGCATGTCCCCGGCAGCCGCGTGGCGATCCGGCATTACGTGCGCCCGGACGCCCAGCTTTCGCCGGTCAGCCCCACGGAGTTATAAAAAAACGCCCCACCTTTCGGCAGGGCGTCGGGCATCATCATTCGCAATGCCATGTCCGTTCGCATTATAGGCGGCGCCGAGGGGCTGGCTATAATGCCGCGAAAGGAGAGCATCCGTGACGACTTGCGACTGCGATGTGTGTGACACCGAAATCGAGATTGAGGAATTCGAGACCGAATTCGTAACGTGCCCGAAGTGTGGCGCGAGATACGAAGTTCGCTCCGAATACTTGGACAGCAGTTCCGGCTCGTGGACTTTCATGCTCGATCGAATTGATGCCGAAAAGGAATAGCCATGCTACGCCGCACATTCCTCGCCCTGTTCGCCGCGCTGCCGTTTGTGAGGCGGAAGGCGGAGGCGACCATTACCAACGTCGGGGAGACCACCATCACGTTAGTCGATGGTCCGGCGTGCGGTTGCTGCTCCGGCGACGATTGGGACTTCGACATCATGGATTTTGAAGTCCTCGAAGTGTCCGATGCTGACTGCTGCTATAAGCACGTCGATGACATCAGGAAGCTCATCTATGATTCCGCCGCAGTTCCGCAGAGGCTCTGCTAACCGGCCTGCCCGCCGTCCGCATCCTCGTCCCGCTTGCTGGGCGAGTCTCGATCTAACCGTTCCGGCCATCGTCGGGATTTCCGTGGCGCGTGATGGTTTCGAGCCAATCTTGAAACCACACGCTCCAGCGGTTCAGCCGCAACTGACGCGAGCCGCATCCGCATTTATTGGACTGGCGAACAAATCCGAACGTTAACTTCTTAATAAACCACGCCAGCCAGTCGCCTAGCATGAAGCGGGACGCCGGGTTAGTGCAATTGCGAGACGGCGGCAGTCGGTCGATAAACAGTTTCTTCCTTGCCGCAGGTACATTGCAGTTCTTGCAAACGTAGTACCCGCGCTTGCCCTTTTCGAGCCAGACGCAGTTTAGGAAAGGAAATCGATGATGCATTCTGGGGAAGTCGAGAGACAGTCCGTTACGGCAATCGAATCAAACCCGGTCAGCGACATGCTGACGATATCGGCGGCGTGCAGCCCTCCTACCGGGAGCGCGTACCAATCAAACCACGAGAACAGGAATGCACTTCCACCTGACCCGGAGCATGGGTCGTCTTCGCAACTCGGGAACGCCGGCGGGTCCGCAGGATTGTGAGTAAAGTACGCAACGCACGAAACCAGAATCCCATACAGCGCCGTCGAACTGGTATGTCGCACAAATTGGAGCGTCGTTGAGATTCGGCACAACTGGCGGTCTTCCTGGCAGCCCTCGACGTCAAAGAATTCGTTGTGTTGCAGGATGCAGTTTTTGCCAGGGACGGTGCCTAGCGGGCCGTCGTCGTAATCGAAGCACGGATTGATCCCAGACATAACATTTGTCAGGATCACAGAGCGATTCGCGTAGGTCGTTCCGCAGATGAAACACTTCTCAAAAACGTCGGCGCTTCCGACGTCTTGATACATGCCTGTCATGTCGAGTTGAAGAGTGATCGGCGGTCCATCTTCGTCGAAGATGCAGACTTCCGGGCCAGACTCGTCATCCTCGAAACAGCAATTAGCGGGCCGGCAAAACTCGCACTCTTCGCTGACCTTGACGACTGCCACGTCTCCGAAGCGCACATCCGATGTGGTAACCGGATTGGCGACGTACAGCCCAAAGACCGGCGTTGCGGTCGAGAGCGATGCGATCGGAGATGCAGCGGCAAGCTCATTCGGCCAATTGACGCTTCGCGCCGTGAGGCTTCCGCCGTTGTAGCAGAGCGTGATGCCGCTCGCGATTCGCGATGGGTCGTCAACGATGGTCGAAGTCTGCAATACCGTTTCCGTGCCACCGCTCCGCTGGATGATTCGCAGCACGTTTCCTGGCGAAGAATCGAGAGTGAGTTCAGCACAGTAATAGTTGTTCGTATCGACGTAGTCGAACAGGAATCGGATGACCGTTCCGTCCACCCAATCACTGAACGACCACGTAATAAGAACTTCTGCCTGCGAGAGTCCTGCTGCCGAAACGAGGTACGCCGGAGTGATCGCCGACGCCACTCGCAGCGTAGTGCTCACGATCGACCAGTTTCCGAGCACCTCGGTCCAATCCGCGCCGAGCGATGAAGAGTCGGCGCGGTCAAAGTTGTCGGCGAAGAGCAGGCACGTTTCGCCGCCACAGCACGAGCACCCAGCCTTGTTCCTGGAAGGCATCAGCACTCCTCCCAGTTGACCACCCAATCGCCTTGGACATAGACCAACTGCAAATAGGTGCTACCCGCCACGGCCGTAGCCGATTCGTTGTAGGCGGTGATGACGAAGTTCGTAGCGCCGATCGTCGTGCCGTTCTTGTAGTAGAGCGTGACGCCGTTGTTGCTTCCCAGCGTTGTGCTGGAGCGTGCCGTGACGCCGCCAGAGTCCGATTGAGCCAACAGGATGCGCGGCTCACGCTGGGTCACGTAGACCAGCCCATCAGCTTCGTTGCCGACGATCTGAAACCCTGGGTAGTACCGCTCCAGGTTCCATTGCCCACCACGCGGCCCCCAGGACTCGCCTGCGACGATGGAGCCACTGAGGTAGTATCCTTGGCCGACTTCGCTCCGGAACGTGGCACACCAGCCGTAGGCGTTATCTTCGACCTCGACGCCGAGGTTGACGTACCAAGGGAGCTTCCATTCGGACGTAACCGGCTTGTTCATCACATAGACGAGATTGTTGTCGTCGTCTAGTTCCATGCCGGTGTTACGCATGATCGCGTAAGGCGGGATGGTCTCACCCGAGTCGTTTCGGAAGTAGAAGCGATCGGTCGTAGAGCGGACTTTTTGATTGCCGCGCTGCGGGACGATGACCTGCTGCGGGGCGCGCCGAACCTCCCGAATCACCTGCTGAATCAGGTCTCGGTCGCGCTTGCTCAGACCATAGATCGGCTCTTTCGCCATAGCCTACGTGGTGGCTTCATAGGCCACGAATGAGGCGGTGAGACCAGCGGCTTGCGTACCGGAACCGCCAGCCACCGAGACCACCCAGCGGAACAAGTCGCCTGCCACGTAGCTCGCTGAGGAAATTGTTCCCGTGACGAGCGTGAGCGCCACGCTGGAGTTCGTAAATCCAACCGTTCCAGAGAGCACCGTGGCGAACGCGCCGCCAGCCGTGCTCTTTTGCAGGTCCACGGTCACGGTGCGGCTAACATCGTTCGCGGGCGTGTAAACATAGGCGCGCACGTCGGTGAGCGTCCCCGGCCCCTTGGCGATGTAGCACGCCTTGCCAGCCGCGAGCGCCGCTACGGTCGTTCCCGAGCCGTAGATTTCGTCGGTGACGTTAATCAGGTGTAAAACCTTCGTCGCCGCGATTGCCGCGTCAGAAGCGACGTGCGAGTTGCTGATGGCGGACGCCGGTGGCGTGAGCGACCACGAGCTAATCCGCCCTTTGACCAGCAAATCGCCGACGATAACAGTTGCTTCAGCCATGATCTACAGCCCTAAATTGAGTGCCGAGAAGTCTGTCTCTCGGAAGAATGTGTATTCGTGAAAGAACGCCGGAATCACCCCATCGACCGGCGGTGAAATCATGCCGTTCAATTGCAAGAGTTTTGGCGATGCCGGAGGAATTCCGGTCCCTTCGTCAATGATTTCTAGCGGTGGCCCACCTTCTGACTTCCTGTATCTGTAGCCCTGTGCAAGAATCTTGGTGGGATTCCAGCCCTGCCACCGAAGCTCGATTTCATACGTCACGATGGCGTAGCTGATCTCGCCGCGAGTCGCATTCCGCGCGGAGATGCCGTTGATTTTCGCGCAACCAGCGTCCACGCCAGCCCAGCTATGTTCGTTCACCGTGTCTTGGTAGTTGATAGCCGTTGACGGATTAAACGACGCCTCATTGCGCGTGATGATGATGACGGGCCGGTTTTCATCCACCATCCACGGAGGATCGAATTTCTCGCCAGCGCCATTCACCACCGCATTGCCGTCGCGATCGTATTCCGCCGGCACTTGGTATTTCTGGAACGTGAACTCGTACTCCGGCGGATCGTCTAACGGGTCTTCCTCGTCTTCGCCAATCGACGCTGCGTCAACGTCATTCGAGTAGGTGGCCGTAACGTCGAACACCTTGCTCATTGCCAGGCCGTGCGAATCAACGCGTACAGCGATCCTGACGTCGGTACAAACGAGCGTGGCGTCTGACTCGGTTCCGAAGTTGTAGGTTGAACCTTTGACCGGGCAATCGGCGTGAGCTTGAACAGTCAGCGGGCCATCGGTTTTTAACGTGCATTTGGCAACCCATCGGCGCGTAACGGTCTTCGCCCCGAGCAAGCTATCGCTCAACTCCGGCAATCCGTCCTCGGTGATGCTGGTTACGCTCATCCCCTCAAGCCCGCCTCTTGAAGGATGATGGCGTTTTGGAAGTGCCGATTCATGTCCTTCAATTCTTTCGTCTGCTTCTTAGACTCTTCCACTTCCTGTCGCTGGAGCTTGCGTGACTCGTCCTCTCGCTGGCTTTGCTGAATTGCGGAGTATGCCCCGGCCGATCCGAACTCAAGCGCCGCAACGCCACCACGCATACCCATGTCTCGCGGGCCACTTCCCTCGATGCCCACGCTGGCGAGTTGCCGCCACAGCGGGTCGGATGATCCGCCATATCCCGCTGCCGATGGGCCGAACGGCTGGCGCAGTGCGTTTCGATTGTCGTACCAGCCGAACAAGTCGCTCTGCATTTGCGGCGGCAGCACATTCGCGACGCCTTTGTCGCGCATGTCCGTGAGTTCCATGCTTCGCTCTAAATCCGCCCAATTGAAGCGGCGTTCAAAGTCTTCAAGCTGACGCGCGGCGAAAGGCTTCTGATTAAATCGCGATGCTTGGTTCTTTGATTCCGCTCGCTCAAACATGAACAAGTAGCTCTTCAAGAACTCCGCAGGGTCAGAGAACATCTTGCCGAATTCAACCTGACCTACCGCTTCGTATGCGAACGCCTTGCCGCCGTAGTATTTCTCCCAATAGGGGGACGTAGCGATCGTCGCCTGTGCCGCCGCCTTTTCTTGCGCGAGCTTCGATCGCTCCTCAGCCTGAACGGCAGCTTCAATAATCTTGGCGTTCTTGTCCACCTCAACGCCGTAGGTTTTCATTTCGCGAGTTGCCTGACGAAGCGCATGGCCTTCGTCGTCAAGCAGTCCAGCCAGATTGGCCGCCGACTTGCCAAAGATGTCGCTAGCTTCCGCCGCGCGAATCGTCGGGTTTTCGATCTTCGACAACTCTTCCACGGCGGTCTTAAACGCTTCATCAAGCCCTGCGTTCGCAAGCTGCTTGGCGTTGATGCCAAGTCGCTCGAATGCCTTGACTGCGCCACCCTGCCCCATTGCGGCATCGCCGAGATTGCGACGCAGCGTGACGAGCGTTTTGTCGAGACCTTCGATCTCTCCGCCGGTCAACTGAATGGCACGCTGAAAGACCTGGAGCGAATCAGCGGAGACGTTGAGCCGCTGTCCCATGTCGGCCAGCGCATCGAGCTTTGCGAGTTGGGCCGATGCTTTTTCGGCCACGTTGGAAAAGACGTTCCACGCCTTCGATGCGACTTCCACCGCGCCGTTGATGTCGGCGAATCCGGCGGTGAATCCAGCAAGCGACTTCTGCGCCTTCGCGAGACCCTTTTCAAAGGGTGCCGTGTAGGCATTGAGATAGATCGAAATTTCGCCAGCTTTAGCCACGCCGCACTACTCCGTCTCTGCCGCCATGCCCTGCATTGATTCGGCCCATGCCAACATCGCGCCGCCGATGTCTTCTGGCTTTTGCTCGCGAATTCGCCGTGGCATGAAGTCCTCGACGGCGAGCTTCTTTTGCTTCTGGCCGCCGTTCGCCACCCAAAGCATCCAGCACACTTGAGCCATCATGCGAACGTCGTCGCCGAATGGCTCCATCTCCCAGAATGCGACGTACTCGTTGAACTCGCGAAGCGTCATAGATCGCTTCAACTCGTCAACCGTCCGCCCCATTGCTAGAGATAGTCGGAACCAGAATCGCTCTCTTCCGTCTCCAACTTTTTTTCGGTTTCAGCTTCGTCCTCATCGTCGCTAGAGAGGCCGTTGAGCTTGAGCGCGTGTTGGCACAGGCGACTGACGACATCGAAGCTGCGATCGCCAAGCAGCTTGTAATCCTCGCCCGGATAGATCGGCGTCCCGTCGGCTTCACACAGGAACTTGCTGAGCACCCACGCCATGTGATAAGGGTCTTTGCGAGGGCTGTCCGCGTTCTTCTTCATCCGCTCCAGAATCGCCGTCATTTCAAAGGCGCTTCCGGTGCGGAGGTGGACCGTGCATCCCCACTCTTCCACTTCCACCGGATTCAGCGGACGATCTTTTGCCCTGTCAATTGCTTCGCGTGCGGTGCTCATTACGTGCTAGCGATCGTCGGAAGACCGCATACCTGGACAGTGATGGTGAGCGTATAGATGCCATCAACCGTGACGGCGGCGCTCGGGTCGAAGTCAGTGATGATGCCGAGGAAGTTGATAAACTTCTTGGTGCCAGCGCCGGCGGAGTTGTTTGGCAAGCCAATCTCGAACGCGTACTTCGTGCCGGCCTGAAATACCGTCCAGATCGTCGTATCGTGCGAGCTGTCGTCGGGGTTCCAGTTCAGCGTGGCGGAGAATGTGTTGCCGCCAAGAATCGTGGATTCGTAGTCCCGCGAAGTCATCGACAAGTCGGTCGTCTCGACCGTGCCCATCGTGATCGACGGCGGAGAAATGCTGACGACTTGGGCAATCGTGACCTCGGTGGTATCGGCAACTGCCGACGCAACGAGTACCGTGCCCTTGCCGCGAAAGACTGTTGGCATGTGTCACCTATGAGGGAACCGATTCGCCACGCATGACGACGAAGCGGAAGTACCGATGAAAGAAACCGTTCTGCGCCGCTACTCTGTCCGGCTCAAAGAACGTCGTGTCTGACTCCAAAAGAATCCCCTGCACGTAAAGCGTGGTCAGCGTTCCCGAGAATCCATGCAACGCCAGGCGGACTGCCTCACCTGCCGCGTCTCGATCGTCGATCAGCCGCGCCCAGATATTCACGTCCACCGCGAAGTCGCCGTACCCAGCGCTGCCGCTCAAGTCCTGTCCGTGTTCAGTGTCCGGCGAGGTGATGGTGATTGACGGCCACGCCTGCCCTTGCGGTCGCTGCTCTTGGTAGATTTGCGCCGCCGGAACAACGGCAGTTACCGCCGCCGTCGCTCGCAACTTCAGGCAAATCTCGCCGAGCAAACTCAACTACCCACCCCGCACGATTGATTCGATTCCCTGTGCAATGTCCATCCGCGCCGAGTCGATAACGGGCTGCTCCATCTGCTTGTATGCCGGTCGCATGAACGGGATCGGTTGCCAAGCAAGCGAGCCGTATTCCAGTGCGAACGGGTAGTAGCCCTTCTCGTCAGCCGGAATGCCGAGTTCTTTTCGCGTTCCAGTCACCACCTTGAACGAAAGGTCGCCGCGTCGCTTCGGTTTCGCCACTCGCAACTTGAGCGTGTCCCGCAAGTGCTTCGCCTTCTCCATGCCATCCACGGGAGATAGCTGATGCCCGCCCATGTCATAGGGAACCAACTCTTTCGCACGCTTCAGGACTCTCTTGCCGCCCTTTCGCATCGCTGGCCGAATCACCTTCCGCTTCGCCTTGTTTGGCAACTCATTGAACTTCTTCAGGATCGCATCGACGCCATGCACCTTGATTGCTTGCTGGCCGGCAACGCTTCCTGTCTTGATCTTGATGCGCGATAGCTTGATTGCTTTAGGCACTTGCTGGCCCCGCGTCTGTCGGTGCTTCCATCCACTCGCGTACCGTCGCCTCCTGGTAAGTCCCCGAGCTATCCGGATCGTCTGCCAGTCGGTCGATGTTGAAAAACCTGTCTTTGTTTCTTCGTCGGTCGAAGTAGTAGTAGCGGTGCTCTGGCTTCAACCACGGGATGAACCGATGTCGGATCGTGTGGTCAGACTGCGATTGCACCTGCTGGGCCTGGAACAGTTCGCGCCCACTCAATGGCTCGATGCTGGCCCAGACTTTGTCAACTGACTGGTAGTAACCGTTATCCGCTCCGTTCGTCGCGTTCGGGATGTACTCTTGGATCGTGACTCGCTTGGTCAACTTTCCTGCGCCGCGTTTGAGGTGGCTAGGCATACGACCCCCACGAGCAGCTATCTAAGAGCGTGCTGATTTGCGGAACCGCCGCGACAGTCGCGCCCGTCACCGTCGGCTCGCGCTTATCAAACATCTCCGCAACCAGCAGCAAAATCCCGTACTTGATCTCACTCGGAACATCCGCCGGATCGCCGTACCCTGCCACAAACGTCAACGCCACCGAGTTCGGAAAGTAGCGAGTCGATGGCCACGTCTGGTTGTAGGCCGGATAGACTCTGCCAGGCTCCCGATACACGTCCTTTACGAAGTGCGTGTTCTCAGCCAATGTGACGGTCGCGCCGCCCGCGTCGATGTACGTCAGCGTGGTAACGGACACCAACGGCGGGACTGGCACGTCAATGCAGCCGCACGGAAAGCAATCGAGGTGCAGCTTCCACGTCGCCGTGACTAGCTGCCGCCTCAATCGCGTTTCCGCATATCCTCTCGCCGCACGAATCAGCAGGCCGATGTAAACGTCTTCGTCGTCGTGGTCGAGGTGCAAGTGGTTCTTGACGTCATCAACAGTCACCGGCTCTACAGTCGGCGGTGTGATGAGTTCTAGAGCCA